TCACCAAATGTATTATCAGGTGACATAACATACCAATGACACTTAGCGTCAGGCACATCTACTGCACACACAGCCCAATCATCTGCCCACTGAGGCACTTGCACATACATCACTGGTAAGTGATTTGCAAACAAAGAAATAATAAAAGAAAAGAAAATCATTAATCCTCTTCCTTATTTATTTTTTTCATTACTTTATTATACATATCGAACTCAACTCCTTTATGTTTCAAGACAATTAGTTTTGTAACTGTCATCTCTTCATCATAAAAAAGGATCGGTTCGTCTTGTAATTCTATGTCTCCACTCATACTTTCCTCCTATGCTACGATTTCGATAAATTCACTCAATACCTTCTTATTTAGTTTTTTTACCTTGAGTGACTTGGCAAATGCCCTTTTGATCTCTGCTTTTGTTGCATCTTCTTTAACTTCAAACTCATCATCACCTGCTAAAGCATTAGAAGATAATCCAAAGTATGCGTCATATCCAGATGTTTTGATACTAAAACTCTTTGTCTTCTTCCAATCCTTTTCAATCTTATCCATTTCGTTAGATGCATACTCACAATACATTCTAGCAAACTGCATACCCTCTCTGTTGTTCATCAATCTAATACCTACAAGATTTACAAATGCAAATGTATCTTTAAGATTCTCTAGTAGAGAGTTTGTGAAATGATGATATCCATACTGTAGTTTGTATGTCTTACCAAGTTTACGATCACGCAAGAAACATGTTCCGTAGTCAGGGCTACGAGTTCCCATATATGGTTTATCTTCCCAATGACGATTTACAGTTTTGTTGAAAGGAATAGTTCCTGCCTCACCATCAGTTAAGATTACACACTGAACCTTTTGAACTTTATTAACTTTTTGGAAGTGTGGAATGATTTGATGTAATGCTATGATTGCTTCATTCAATGGTGTGCCTGATAGATTCAATTTGCTTGGAATACCATAGCATGCCCATTGGTCACGATTAAATCTAGATGCCAATCTGTAAAGATTGATCATTTGTTTCTCTAGTGTTTTAGCATTCACATTACTAGTAAGCATATTAAGTAAAGTGAATCTATTTTCAACATAAAGTTCATTCTCTATTCTATCACAATGCTCTTTTGGTTCAGCAAATTCAGAAACATATCTTTGCTCTTCAGCACTCCAAATGCGAGTACCTGAATTATTCCACTCATTAGTGAAAGCATAAACTTCAAATGGTATGTTTACTTTTCTACAGAACCAGACTAGATTGAAAAGTTGTTTGATAGTATCCTGTAAGTAATAACTCATTGAACCAGACCAATCAAGTATGAATATAAGACCATGATTCTTACCATCAGGAACAACAGTTACTTTCTTAAATAGATCTTCATTGTATTTGTAAGTATGTAACTTAGATGTATCAAGAACTCCAGTGCGAGCAGTAGATGAACGAGCATATGCATCAGCAGACTTCTTACACTCAAACTCTTTTACTAAGTAAGATACCTCTTTCTTTGCATTGTTCTTGAACTTATAAAAGTCTTTATCAACGTCTTCAAAAATATTGTCACTAAGTTTTATAGTTTCAAACTCTTGAGTTGATCTATTGTATCTTGTATGTTCGTATCTACGCTCTATTTCATTCTTCCATCTTTCAGAATCACCCTTGAATGACTCATCAATATAATCGTGAACATCTTTATTATCAGCAATAATAGTATCAAGATTAACTTTAGGGATAGACACATAGATGTGATCTCCACCAGATGAGTTGATTAACTCTTTGATATTATCTTCCAAATTTCTAGCAGTTTCAACCTCTACCTCTCTGTCGAGAGGGCCATTAGCACCTTTCAATCCACCAAGTTGTGTTGATCCCTGATCCCAAGGTTGTCTAGGGTCAATCGTTAGTTGATCAGGTGTCTCTTCGATTGGATCTGCATCACCTTCTGCACTTTCACCTTCACTTGTATCATTCTCATCCTCACCTTCACCTGCACCTTGGCCATCACCACCTCTCATTTCTAAATCTACTAGATCCTCATCATCATCAGGTTTCGCATCTTCACCTTTTCTATCCATCTCTTCTTCACAGTATTCATTTAGAATCTTTGCAGCATGAAGTGTGTCATCAAATGATTCAGTAGCATCAATCAAATCGCGAATCTTTATCTCTTCATCAGTAAAATCAATATCAATAAATCTACCAATCTTGAAGTATAGGTTTATACGATCTGCAAGATTCATTTCATTAATATCCTTATCCTTTACTGAAAAGAAGTCTTGACCGTGAAGTTCATTATATCCATTAAAGAATGATTTGTTTATACCTGCATACTTACGCTTCATTAACTTCTCTACACGAGCATCTTCAACAACATTAACAACACCGTGTGGAACAGGGTTATCTATCCACCACTCAATATCAGGAGTGAAGAGTGCGTGTGAAACCTCGTGACCAACAAGCATATCATACACTGCGTTACTTGCTTTCTCCCACAATGGTAGAGTCAAGACACGAGTGCCGACATTGAATGATGCAGTCTGAACCTGTCTATGCTCTACGACTAGATCTTCAGTAGCAAGTAGTCTCGCAAGTTGTGATTTGATTTCCTGTGTTGCTGTCATCTGTATTTCTCTGTATATGGCCATAATACTGCAAATCCACCTTGCGAGGGTGGATGTTGTGCAACTTTTTTAAGTGGGCCAATCTTGCCTTCGCTTGACGCAGGGCCTGCGGTTTCAAAGTTCTTTTCTGTTCTTTTTTTGAGTGGTGTTGCCAATTAGGAACTTTCATCGGTCTGCACAGTGTCAAGAATATTTATCATAGGAATCCATCCTATGCTCATCATAACAGATATATCTGCTACATTATCATCAACTTCACCAGGTGTAAACTCTTTGATCGGTAAGTCACCCTGACCAAATTTCTCTGCTAGTTTTCTAACAGGAACAGATTCACCATATCCAACAGGAACAGGGCCTGTAACTGTAGTAGGTGCAAGAAAACGTATGGCACTACAGACATCATGAACGTGAATCCAATCTCTTTTATGATTGGTCACATACGTTGCCTTTTTATCCCTGAGTAACCCATACATCATATTGTCTCGACTATCGGGTGCATAGACCGTTGTGAACCTCATTCCGACTGAATTAGGAGGAGCCATCTGCTCATTTATCCACTTACTCATAGCATATGGGTTCTCCCAATAATTACCTTCTACTGCACTTGATGATGCATATAATAATCTAGTATCTGTCTTGGCACACCAATCAAACAAAGGTTTTGCCTTTACTACATTATTAATGTAATATGCATCTGGAGACTCTAGACTCTCACGAATGTCTGCCCAAGCAGCAAGATGAATTACTAAATCATAGTCACCACCTTTAAAACTTGATACACAATCAGGATGATCTATGCCGTGCACATTAGCATATCCCAATTCTCTTCTCCAATCAGCAAAAACGTGCTGACCGATAAATCCTCTGTGCCCTGTTACTAATACTTTCATGTCACTGGCCAATCAATAACTTTTCTAATTTGTTCATTATACTTCCACACTTCTTTTAGCATGTCAGCATTTACACCGTGAGATTCCATCTGAACAATCAATGAGTTCAGATCTTTAGGGAAACATGTTCCACCAAATCCCCGATCATTATCTATACCTGGTACTTTAGTGTGTGATTTTCCGATGCGACTATCTGCAGTTACACCTTCACATACTGTATCATAATCCATTCCAACTGCTTGGCATAAGTCATATATCTTATTGAAGTATGCTACTTTATAGGCAAGGAATGTATTGGAAAAATATTTGATTGCTTCACTCTCATCCGAGGAGGTAATGATACTTGGGATATTAGGAAAACATTGCTTAAAAAGAGCAAGGAAATCATTGCATAGTTCAACCTCTCCACCGATGATGTTTCTTTCTGAATTGGCAAAGTCTTGTATTGCATTTCTAGCTGTAAGAAATTCTGGGTTATGAATTACATTATGACGTTCTAGATATTTCTTTGTTGTTCCAACTGGAACTGTTGATTTGATTATAAATGTTCCTGTAATATGATCTGGCAACTCTTCAAAAAAATTGTCTAGTATTGATAGGTCACACTCTCCACCATATCTCATTGGAGTGGGTAAACATACAAATATAAATTTCTGTTCTATAACTTCACTCAGTGTATTGAGTGATCTATTCTTATCCGTGTCATATACTTTACACGGTGTTTTGTCTCTAAAGTTTTGGTAAACTGCATTACCAACGAAACCATTACCAACAATTCCAATCATGATATAATCCTACTAAAGCCTTTATGTTTTTCAAATCGAATGTGATCTTCAAAC